TATCCACATGTCGTAATATGAATATTTGAAACTGCATGTGGCTTTTTGTATGATGGCATCACTACTATCGGCCTGAAATACCAAGCCATTTAATTTTACTGGAATGATGTAATGAAAAGTTGTTTGCAAAACTTCGCAGTTATTTGAAGGATCAAACAAATAAAGATTTGCAAAATGATGCCAATCTTGATATAAGAGATTGTGATCCACATCATTTGTAATGTTTGTAATATTTCGGATCCAAGAATACAAATTTTTCCAGTTTGTAAGATCTGAATCCACAATGAATTCAACATTCAATAATTCAAAATTTGCACTCATGGTTGGAACAGGAATGGTCACACCAAGAACTGTTGGCTGATTTTGATCTGGAATTGATATTCCAGGCAAATTTGCACGCTGACACATTAGTTCCATCTGCTTGGTTCCACGACCAAATATCAGACGAAAATAACTGTTGTAGAGTGGATTAATGTTTGATGAACAGAGACTCATAGAAATATTTATGGTAAAACAAAAACCTCCCGATTTCTCGGGAGGTTTTCGAAGGTTAGGTTAAGTTATGAATCAGATGGTGTTACCGTGTAGATTCTTGACTTGAGTAATACGGTAGTATTGGTTCAAGCCCTTGGTCAACTTCTCTCCATCAGGAATATTGCTGCTGTCAAGGACGTATGGGTTGGCTACAACACCATAACGGGTCTTGAATGCAATACGGGGTTGGAAATTGTTGGGATCTACTGCACGTACCATTTGTAGCGGTACGTATGGGCAGTAGAACAGACCAGCATCATAGGGAGATTCACCCTTATAACCAGTGACGAAGAAGTTTAGTCCAACTGGGCTATAGGGGTCAATGTAGACGCGAATCTTGCCAGAGAGGATACCAGCAAAGGTATTTTGGGTATCATCAGCATTGATCTGAGGAGCGATTGCGGGGCTGAGGCTCATGAAGCCAGACATGGCTAGAGCAGCAGCGGTATCGCTGTCACAGATGATGAAGTTACCCTTACCACGGCGGGTTTCCTTGGCGATGGTGTTGCATTCACGTTCGATTTGGAAGCTGAGGCCACGGAAGCGTTCAGCAGACCAACGACCGTCTGAGTCAACATCAAGATCATAGGTTCCAGCCGATAGGAGATCGGGTTGTTGTGAACCAGTCTTGGCAACATAATAGATGCTGCGGACGACTTCGCGGTTGATCTCAGCAAGAATTTCGGTGCTGAGAAGGTTGGCGAGTTCGGCTTCAGCGTCTAGACCGTGAACAGCCTTGAGGTCTTGTGCCAATTCGACGGTGTAGTTGCTGCTTAGAGCGCGGGTCTTGGCTTGTACGGCAACACGGTCGATTGAGAAGGCCATTTGGTTCCAAGTACCGTAACCTGGAGTTGTTGGCGCACCACCGAGACCTTCGCCGTTTGAGGTTAGAATACCACGAAGGCTATCAAGAGTACCTGCAGTGCGGTAAATGTTTTCAAATGTTGCACCGTAGTTCCAACCAGCGGAAAGACCTCTGCTGGCTTGGAATGCAGCCGAGAGTGTCCAACCCGAACCGCCGAATTCGGCTTGTGGTTCTTGGAACATTGCTTCATTTGCGGAAGCGTATGTACCGGGCTTGGCTCCTTGAAGTTGATATTGAGCGCGCATGGCAAAGATGAGGCCAGTTGGGGCGGTCATTGGTTGAACGCCGCAGATATCATAGGCCATCAAGTTTGGCATAGCACGACGAACCAACGAGATGAGCACGGGATCATAACCAGCAACAGTTGGATTGTTCTGGTAATTCATAGGCATGCCCAAGTTGTTGGAGCTCATGTCTTCGGTCAAGTGTTGTGAACGAAGAGCTTGCTCTTGATTTTCTAGAAGGACGGCAGTGACTTTCTTGCGATAGTCATCTTGAATCTTGGGGAGTGCATCGTGGCCGAGCACTGGTTCCCATTTTTCTGTTAAAACGTCATATGGTGTATTTTCTGCGAATTGCATTTTAGTGTTTTCTCCTGTGAGTGTAAATATTTAGTAATAGTGAAATTTAGACCTTTTTATTGAGTCTACCCAACGCACCGACGTAACCTTCTACGAGGGTAGTCGGGGCAGTTTTGACTGGTGCAAATGTTTGCTCTGGCTCAACGGAACGAACTGGAGCGCGACTTGCGGTGTTTAGATAATTGTCCTTGATGGCAGTTAGTTTCTCACGATATTCATCGACTGAAGCGAAAGAAACATTTTCCATTAAATTTTGAAGTTTGGCAATTTGAGTGTCTGCGAGGTCTCTTGTCTCAGCGACAAAGATTCCAGCACATTCAGTCAATTCGATTTGCTTCTTGAGTTCAATGCTGACATTTACGGACTCGTTGAGTTTGTTTTCCAACTCACGGTTTTGAGCGTAAAGTTCATCAAGAACATTGTACTTCTCGTTGGGAACATCGATGTAGTGGTTCTCAAAGAGGTTCTTTAGACCACTGATGAAGTTCTCGGCAATTTGAGTCTTGATGCCTTGTTCAACGGCTACAGCGTTTTCTGTCATCCATTCTTCGACTACGTAGTCAAGGTAGTCGTCTACCTTCTCTACGAGAGATTCGGTGACATTCTCAAGATATTGCTTGACGTTGCCGTCAACACCCTGAACGATGTGGGCAACAGTCTTTTCAACGCGGTCTGTGACAGCGGCTTCAAAGATTGCCTCTAGTTTGCTGACGAGTTCTTCTGAAGCGACTTCTTCACCGAGCAATGAAGCGAGAGCAGCGCGGAATTGTGCGCGGGCTTCTGCGATCATTTCCTGATCTTCAACGCTTTCTTCGACTTCGGTGGGCTCTTCTTCTTCTGTTTCCTCTGTCTCCTCTTCCTCTCCGGAAGATTGAGCAGGAGCGGACATTGCTGGAGCAGCCTTACCCATCATGCCCATTGAGTTGGGGACGATTGGGGCTGGAACTCCGGGAACGGCAACAGCGCCCGTGGCAACTGGTGGGGCGGTCATTGAGCCCTTTCCGGTTGCATCGACGGAACCCTTGCCGGTTGCATCGTAATCGCCTAGACCCATGGCTTGCATGGCGGCTTCTGAAATGGTTTGTTTCTTATTTTTCATATTAAAAGGATCCTTAAGTGTAAAATTATTTATACTCCAAAATATTTAAGACTTTATCTTGTTCTACCTCCAAGTAGACCATAAAGCCAATTAGATTGTGCTGCCTGTGCTTGTGGTACATAAATTGTAACTGGAGGCTTACCAGCACCGTCTACCACGTTTGCGGCGTATTCGGGACCAAAGGCAGCGGCTTGTTGTTTTAAGTGTGACATACCAGTTAAATCTTCCATGGCACCACCCAATCCACTAGCAACAACTCCCATGGCTCCCCCTAAACCACCTGCTCGTTGCATAACTTTACCGACAACATTAGCAATACTTCCAGCACCACCAATAGTTGCCAAAGAGCCAATATCCTCCCAACTTGCTTCAGATGACGGTCCCATTCCATATTTGAGGACATCACCCCAAAATCCTGATTCTGTATCAGTTTTAGGTTTTTTTATTTCTTTACCATCTTTATCTTTCGAAGTATCCAATCCTTTACCTCTGCCACCAAAAGCCATTTTTTCTAAATCAATTTTTTCACCTTTTTTGGATTTTAATTCCAATGGACTTTTTATGACTCCTGTGGTGCTGAGATCTGAGCGTGCTTCGGCAAAATAACGTTTTCTGTATTCCTTCAAATGTACATAAACATTGTCATTTGGATTGCTTTCATTTTTGTGTTCAAGCAATGCACAGAGATATGTTTTTGTGTTTGAAGGAATGTTATTCATGACAATTTCTTAAAATAGTTATTGAAGACTTTTACAATGTTTTCTTGTAGATCTCTTTTTGAGGAATTTTTGATGAGTTTGACGGATTGCTCACGATCTCTTTCGGTCCACATTCCGTTTTCAAAAATCCATTCCTTGCCTTCCATGATTCCATTAACGAAAGCATTGGGAGCAGAAGGATCTGCAACAATGTCGATTGCGGCAAGCATGAAGTCTTCTTGAACTTCTTGGTAGCCGTTCTTGGGACGAAGCGAGCCCATTCCACGGGTGGAAACACCAAGTTGAGCACCTTCATCAATCAGGTTCTTGACGATTCTTCCCATTGGAGTGTCAAGGACTTTTGCCTTTCCGTAGACATTCTTGCCGTCTTCGTGAAGGGTCTTGATCATGTGTGAAACCCTATCAAGATTGACTGTTGGGCCTGTGGGGTGATTTAATTCTCCCATTGCACGGCCCTTTTCAACATACTCTGTAATATAACGACCACATTCCTTCTTGAGTATGCCGCTTGGATAGACTCTGCCGTTGCGGTTCTTTACATCAGATTGCATGAAAACACCTTCGATGAAATATGTCTTTTCACCGTTTCCGATGTTCTCCTTGATGTACTTGATGTCTTCAGTTAGTTCCGTTATCAGTTTCATTTTTTGTTCCTAGGATGTTTTTGGCAACGGTCTTGTATTGCTCTTCAAGTTTGCTTCCAATCTTGGAATAAAGAACTTTTGAAGTTGTTTCCTTGAAAGAAACCGCATTTTCTTGAATTGCATTTTTTAACATGTCTCTGATTTCGTTTTTCATTGTAATTTCCTGGTTTCTTGTGCAAACTTAATGTGCTGTTTGAATGCTTTCGTATTGTTAAAAATTTCTTGAGTCATTTTTTTTCTGTTTTCCGAATTCAGAGACTCAAACAAATTTTTAACCAATTCTTTTTCATTTTCAGTAATATTTATAACAGAATGATCCTTCAGTATTACTTTTCCGCCTTCAAAATTTTCCATAAAATGAATAAATTTTTGTAGTTCGGGTGTTTCTTCTGTTGACTCTTCGTTTTCAAAAAGACGGTTGGAAACTTCTTCTCGGACTGAAAAAATGGATTCATTGAGTTTGACAGCCAATGCTTGTTCAATGTTTTGCTTGAAGTATGCTTCATTTTCAGAAAGCATTTCTTTGATTCCATTTTTTAAAAGTGTTTTTGAGATATCCATTTTAACCCTCTGGTTGCTGTTGTTGTGCTTCTTGAGCCTGTTGTTGAGCCATCATTGCCAACTGCTCTTGTTGCATTCTTTGTCTATCAACTTCCATTTGTTTGTCCATTACACGCATGTCTTCCTCGCTTTGACGAAGAATGTTTTTTCTGACATAATCGGAAGAGAAGTATTTGCCGATATAAGGATCAACAAATTGAACCATCTTAAGACGCTCTGCAAGAATTTCTGCTTCTTTGAGATCCCAAAAATAGTTGTCGGTATTGAAGACATAATTGATGTCTCCCTTCAATTCTCTCCAATCATCATCGGTCATGACACCCTTGAGAAGAAGTTGAACTCTCAACATGTCGGCAAATAATTTGGTGAAATGATGCCGAATTCTGTCGATGAATTTGTAAAACTTTACTTCTTCTCGGGTGATTTCAACTGATCGTCCCATGTTGAAACCCGTGGACTCAGATGTCAATCTGCTGACTGGAACATTCAATGCCATGTACAATTTCTTCTTGAAGTAGTCAACGTCTTCGATCTGGGACATGGCCTGACCACCGGGAAGAGTGGAAATCTCGGTTCCTCTTGAACCTTCACGACGAGGAAGCCAGTAATCTTCAAGTACAGAAAGATGGTTTCTTTCGTCACGAACTTCGCCGGTTGCTTGGTTGTAGATTACACGGTTGCGGAAGCGGCTCATCATGTCGCGCATGTACTGCTCGGCCTTTTGCTTCGGCAATTGTCCTACGTCAACGTAAAACACTCTGCGTTCAGGTGCGCGAGCGATGCGGTAAACTAGAAGAGCATCTTCTAGTTGTCTCAACATGTTCAACGGACGAATGGCTTTGTGAAGATATCCAAGAACACGCTTAGTATTGAGATCTACGATTCCTGAAGGAACATAGACAATGCTGTCCAATGACAGTTGAAGACCACCTGGACCAGTCAACATGTAGGATTCTTTGTCCGTATTTGTATAAAGGTAATACTCCTCAATGTCCGTGATCAAGGAAACGGATTGACCCTCCAAACGTTCCATTTCCTTTTTTACTTTGCGAATCTTCTTGATTTTCAAAGGATCGACAGGAAGTATTTCCTTGATTCCGTCAGTTGGTTTTTCCTTGTCGATTACAATGTTATAATAGACTTTTGAATCGATGTACCATCTTCGAAATATTTCGTATGACTTGTTGTTAAAATCAAGAAGATGAAGAATTCTTTCAAACTCTCTGTAAATTTTGTTCTTGATCACATCAGAAACCGGAAGATTGGCCAAATCCAATTTTACGGGTTTGCGGTCACTTCCCAAGACAATTGATGCATTTACGATTTCATCAACCGCATTGTCAACTTCCGGGTAAATGGACATGTTTCTATATTGAACTACCGAAGCACTTTCATCACGCATGCTCGCAGCGTAATCAAGTGCAGTTCCAAAGAATCCACCAGCCTCTACTGTTACTGTACCGTCATAAATTTCAGGAGCAGTAAAAGATTGTAATGATCTTTCCTGTTTCTCCTGTTTTGGAGTTCTTTTCTTTCCAAATTCAAATCCAAAAAGTTCTAATTCCATAATTTATCACGTCCTTCTGGTGATTGGAGTTGTTCCACTTAAAATTTCCATATAATCAAACATTATCATGACTTCAAAACTGTTCATAGTATTGGGCGACATCATATTTAGAGTCAATTGGCCGATCTTGGCTGGCCAACAACCATGCAATACAAATTTTTTCAATACGGTTTCACCATTTAAATCAAGGTGTTGAATTTCCCAATCTGTGGCTTTGTATGTTGTTGCTTGATTTATTAAAGATGAAACATTTGTGTTGTTGTTGTTTATATTGTTTTGCCAGTTTTGAAATGCTCTCCACAAATTTTTGTCACCAGTATCATCCAAAACAACAACAGCCCAACTTGTATATTGCTTTTCACCAGGATAAAAATACTTTCTTCCAAAGTGATCGTATGTCAAGGTTGTTGACATTACCTGTGGAAGAATTGTTGATCTTATGTGAAATTTGGTAAATCGCGGTGTTCCTACGCTATTGCCACCGGGAATTACACCATTTACCAAAAATCTGTTTGATCTTGTTCCACCAAAAAAGTTTGTCTTGAATTCGTTTAACATGTCAGATTCCTTCTATCTTGATGTTATCAAATGTCAAGGTCGCTGAAAAAGAAACAAAATCATTTTCACCCATGTTTAAGCCAATTTCACCAATAACGCTTGGCCAGCATTTATAAAGAAAAATTCGTCTCAAAACTTGGTTTGCATTTACGTCTAACTGATCGATTCTCCATGTAGTTTGCAAAGTTCTGTAAGCAAAATCATTGTTTGCCACTCTGTGTGTCCAGTGACCATCCAATGCTTCTTTCCATCTTTGCAATGCAGTCCATATGTTTTGTGAATTTCCATCATCATAAACTCCAACAACCCACGGGCTGTATTGACGATCTCCTGCAAAATTTATGAGTCTTCCACGATAAGGAATGCTGATGCTGTTCACTGTTGCCATTGGCAAAGATGCAGACACAATCTTGAATTGTGCATCGGTAATCGGAACACTTATGCCACTTGGCCAAGAGGGGTAGACAATAAACCTATTGGCTCTTGTGCCTCCATTAAAGTTATTCTTGAAATCGATTATCGAATTTGACATTATTGTGTGTATGTGAAGTTAACCACGAAGGAGTCAGTTCCTAGCAATGGTTTGACTACCAAATCAATGTTTAATTGTGATGCATTTGGATTGTTTGTTTCATTACATATAATTTGCGTAGCTGTTGTATCCAAGTAGGAAGCATATGTATCCAAGGCAGTTTGCACTTCACTTACAACTTGATCTCTAGTTGTTTGGTTGTTTATTTCAAAGATGTACTTAAATGCAACATTGTTTACTGAATTGATGATCTCAGAACGAAGTCTTGCTGGCCCTATTCTGTCGTTTACAGTGATGGGGCCAGTTGCGGCAGTTGCACCAACCAAATCAGATCCTAAAAACTTTGGAATGTAATTTACAAAGAAATTGACTTTGTTTGATCTCAAATAGTTTTTAAGATTACCAGACCATTCGATTGGGTTTATGATGCTACCGTTCAATACGGTGGCACGATCTAACCCAGCGATTGTCAAATACTGTTCATTTCTGTTTTTTGCTCTTGCAAAAAATCCACCAAGATCAGATACTGCAGGAATTGTGTAATTGATTGTAGAATCACTCTTTAGCAGTTCGACATTTAACTCATTTGTCTTCAATCCATAAAGATTAAAGAATTTGATACCTTGAGTTGATCCAGCAACGTTAGATACACCTAACGAGGCAAAATTTGCCATTGTGTATCCGTTTCCAGAGACACCAGTGGCAGAGTCACGAATAGAAGGAAAGAATCCAACGGCGTATTCTTGACCAGCAACCCAAGTTGCAATATCAGAAGAAATGTAAGGATCGATTACACAATCAATCAAATTTCCTGAATTGGCACCCAAATAAGAATTGAACCCAGCAACACTTCCTGTAAGTACAAGTGTAC